AACTAAAAATTGTTTAGAGTATGTAGAAGAACACCAACAGCTTGCAAATTGGTTACATACACTGAAGTATTTGAAAGAAAATGCGGTTATGCCGATACATAAAAAGCAAGATTGGTTGGGGATAGCAAATTATTACGGAAAAAAACAAATCCCATTGGTGATTGAGGAAATGGCTGAACTGACGCAAGCATTGACCAAGTATATGAGAATAAGGCAAAGCGGACAACCGGTAAGAAAAACAATGGACGAAGTTACAGACGGTATAAAAGAAGAATTATCGGACGTAATTGTAATGATGATACAGTTGCAATATTTATTTAACATTGACAATGACACAATAAACAAAATTGCGGACGAAAAATTAAAAAGAACGTTGAAATTAATGGAGGAACAAAAATGAAGTTTAGAACAAAGCCTTGTGAAATCGAGGCAATAAAATGGACAGGCGAAAATTTAACAGAGATTTTACAATTTGCACATGCACTTAGATTTAATATGTTAGGCGATGCACTTGTTATAGAAACCTTAGAGTGTTCTATGATGGCAAATATCGGCGATTATATCATTCGTGACTTGCATGGCGAATATTACCCGTGTAAGCCCGATGTGTTTCAGAAAAAGTATGAGCCGTGCGAATCAAAGAGGTGACGAAGATGCAAACATTGGATTGGAGTTGAGTGAAATAAAAAGAGGAATAATAGTTGAAAATCAAGGGGTGAAGTAATTATGTTAGTTCCTGCAATCCTATATAAGGAGCAGATTATAAGGGAGTTTCAAAAGCAGTTTTATACAGAGAATATGTTCCTTGAAACAGGAAGTTTTTATCAATGGTGTCCCAAAATATCTGAGAACCCTAATGAGGGACAGTTTGAGTATGCTATAGTAAAAGACTATAGAGTAGTTGGTTATATATCTTACAGTGTAGACTATTACTGTTCAAAGGTGTACAATATTGGACTTATGTCTTTTGATAAAGGTAATTACATAGTTGGCAAAGACGTATTTAATAAGATGGAAGAACTTGTTGAGATGTACCACAGAGTTGAGTGGAGAATGATTAGAGGTAATCCTGCGGAACGCAGTTATGATAAGTTCTGCAAAAAGCACAATGGTAAGAAACATATCTTAAAAGATGCGATAAAAGATAAATATGGTAATTATCGTGATGACGTTATTTATGAAATTGTTGGAGAAAAAATTCAACCAATATGAAATCGGCGAGGAATTTTATGAGGAGGAAAAGTGATGCAAGTAGAATTAAAAGTGAACGACAAAAGCGTTCAAGCTGAAATCAGCGAGGAACAGCTAAAAAAAATGGGATTATTTGAGCAGCTGAAAGAGTTGGGACTGGTTGAGGAACGAAGCCGAACAGGATATGAGAGGGTTGAAAAGGGTAGCACGTATTTTTATAATTATTCGTCAGACGACACGGATAATGATATAGACAAAAAAGATATGGTGGATCAAGAATATTACAATAACGCTAACTATTATAGCGACAAGATGATTGCCGAGAACAACGCAAGGGCAGACAGATTGCTTCGTCAGCTAAGACAGTGGCAGGCGTTAAACGACAAGTCTATTTCGGTAGAAGATTGGGAAGATCACGGCAAAAACAAGTGGTGTATCATATACGGTTATGGTCTTGAAAAATTGTATGTAGACTATTTTCATTGTATCCGATTGCATAATGTGATATATTTCACTACAAGAGAAAAAGCGGAGGAAGCCATCGAAGTATTCAGAGATGAATTGATATGGTATTTCGTTGAATACCAACAACGCCTTGACGAAGAATAAGCAATAAGCGAAACGGGGGAGTGAAAGCATGACGACAAAAGAATGGTTACAGAGAGGAATTGAGATTGAAGAAGAAATTGCTGATTTGCAGGCGGTTAATCCGGTTGTATTTTTGGACGAAATAAATGTAGCGGTTTATGAACAAAACATCAAAAACAGAATTGGCGAATTGTACAAAATAAAAAATGAAATTCTTCAAACTGTGAATCAAGTCGAAAGTGCTACACTCCGAAGACTGTTGATTAAGAGGTATATTCAAAATTTAACGTGGGAAAAGATTGCAGAACAGCTAAACTATTCATACAAACACGTTGTACATATTCTTCACCCAAAGGCACTATCTGCAATCAAAAGAGTTTTAGAAAAAGATTAAGCCGGATTTTATTCCGGCTTCTTTTTTTTGTGCGAAATTTTATAAAAATCCATAAAACCATCATTATGTAATAGAATGTAACATTGATCCTGTGGTAGTATATGAATCGAAGGGTGAACTGCCGTGAGGCAGTGGGAAAAAATATCTCAAAGTAAAAGAGGGGAATAGAGATATTAAGATAGGCATAGACACGCTTGAAGTATTCAGCGTACCATGTTTATGCTGATTATACGGAATGTATATGTTAATGCATATACATTCTGTTTTTTATTTTTAAGGGGGAAATGATAATGCTTGAAAAAATAAAAAAATATTTGCGAAAAAAGAAGTTTGAATATAAACGCAGAAAATTCTGCACTGAATGGAACAGACGAAACAGAAAATGGCGTGAATGTCGTCACAAACGTAAAATGTTTGAAAGAGATCTGCGTAGGTGGATAAGAGAATACGAAGGGTGATTGTATGAATACGGTTGAACCAATTCGTGATAAACGTGATGTATACGCAATCAAAAAATATCTGCGGCAAAAGGACATCAAGTATTACATTATGTTTATCACAGGTATTTCACTTGGATTGCGTATTAATGAAATTTTGAAAATGACAGTAGGTGACGTTAAGGGGCGTACTACTGCAACGTTCCGGCAGAGCAAGACCGGAAAAGAAATCACGGTTGCATATAATGATGAATTGCGTAAAGAATATAAAATCTATTGCGAACACCGTACACCGGAAGAAGCGCTGATTCCGAATAATCACAATGAATATAAGGCAATCAGTCGGAGTATGGCATACAAAGTCTTACGCAAAGCGGCGGATCATGTAGGCATTAAATACAAAGTAGGAACACATTCGCTACGAAAGACATGTGGTTATCATTACTACAGACAAACACGCGATATAGTTACATTGCAGGTGTGGTTTAATCATCGTAGTGCAAGTGATACATTAAGATACATTGGTGTCACAAAAGATACTGTGTTATCTGCTATGAAACACTTCAAAATTTAATTCTATTAAACATAATTGTCTAACGTGTAATAGAATGGCGGTTTTTGTTATGCATTTATTAGTAGAAACTGTATTCAACCTATTACACACAATACAGGGTTATGTGTAATAGGCGGAAAGGACGAATGACAATGGCACAGGCTGCATTACACGTCTGCAACAAATGCGGATGTCACCGACTGACACATGATACATACTGCGAACTACATCAGCATTTAAAGCGGCAATATGACGACCGCCGACAGTCAGCGAGCAAGCGAGGATATAACGGACGTTGGCGAAAAGCAAGCAAGACATATCTACTGTCACATCCGTTTTGCATTCGTTGTCTGCAACAGGGAAGATACGAGAAAGCCACAGTTGTAGACCACATCACACCGCACAAGGGAAATCAACAGCTGTTCTGGGACAGGAACAACTGGCAACCACTGTGCAAGCAATGCCATGACCGTAAGACTGCGACAGAAGACGGCGGTTTTGGTAGATAATATTAAAAAATTTTTTCTTTCGTGAAGATTTTTTTTCACGGGAGGGGGTATCAAAATTGTTTTTGCGAATATGCGGTAGACCGTCGCCCAAGTCTTTTTTACGCACACGCAAGTTTTCGAGAGGGGGTTAAACCAAAAATGGGAGCAAGAGGACCAACGAAAAAACCGGCAGAGCTGGAGGAACTACACGGCAATCCCGGACATAGAAAAACTGAAAACAGATTGCAATTTTCAAAACCGGAAAAAGTTCCGTCACCGCCGGTGTTCCTAAATAAAATTGCAAAAAAAGAGTGGAAACGATTAGCACCGATTGTATTCAATGCCGGAATGCTGACGGATGCAGATGTAGGAACATTTGCCGCATACTGCGATTCATATGCACAGTGGGTATTAGCTGAAAAGGCGATACAGGCAAAACAACCGGACAAAAATTCTCCTGCACCGCTGACGTTTATCACCGCCAAAGGGTATGAACAAC